ACAAAGGTTACAACTTCTGATAAAAAAGAAAAGTTCTTAAAAGCATTAAAATTAAACTTAGGAAACATATCAGAAGGCTGTAAAGCTATTAATATATCTAGACAAACTTATTATAGATGGATTGATGATGATCAGGATTTTGAAAGCAAATGTAAGAATGTATCAGAATCATTACTGGACCTAGCAGAAAATAGATTACTAGAAAAGATAAATGACTATGATACTACATCAATAATATTCTTTTTAAAGACAAAAGGTAGGAAAAGAGGCTATCAAGAAAAGCAAGAATTAGAATTAACAAAACCAATATCTGAGATAAACTTTGAAGAAATCTAAACCATTGACAATACATAAAGATAATTATTTTCCAGCACAATGGGATTTTTTAACAAATAAGAAAAAAGCACGTATAAAAGCCTACGTTGGGGGTATGGGGAGTGGAAAAACTCATTCATTTTTAGCAGCCACATTTATCAATTTAATAAAAAAAGTTAATAAAGATGGTAAAAGCAATGGATTAGTTTTATATCCTACATACAATCTAGCTGATCAGGTATTTGTAGAACCATTTAAAGAAATATTAGAAAGAAATGGTGTTCCATATACATACAATATAGCACAACACAGATTCAGGACCATTTATGGTAACATTCAGATATATCAAACAAGATACCCACAAAGAATAGTTGGTGCATCATATACCTACTGTGGTGTTGATGAATTAGATATTGAGAACTTTAGAACAGCTGAATTAACTATACAGAAATCATTAGGAAGGCTAAGAGGTTGTGATGATGCTGAATTATATATAACTACCACACCAGAAGGGTTTGGATATACACACCATTTAATGGTAGAACAATATGATGATAATAAACTATTAGTACACGGTAAGACAACTGATAATCATCATTTGCCTGATTCTTATATACAATCATTAAAAGATAGTTATGATGAGAAATTATTAGAGGCTTATTTATATGGAAATTTTGTTAACTTAACACAAGGACAAACTTATTATGCATTCAATAGAGAACGACACGTTGGAGATTGTACTTACCAAAAAGGATTACCCCTCCACATTGGTTTTGACTTTAATGCAGACCCCCTATGTAGTGTGGTGTGTCAGCAGCAATATGATGGTACAATACACGTCATCAAAGAAGTAGTATTATCACATCAAGGTGATGGTGATTTACCTACTGCTAGAATGTGTGAAACAATAAAGCAAATGTTCCCAAATAATATTTATTTTGCATACCCTGATGCAACTGGTAGAGCAAGAAATAGTAGTGCAATGTATTCTGATATTACATTAATTAAAAAAAGTGGAATGATAGTTAAAGTTGCACATATAAATCCAAGAGTTATTAATAGAGTTAATTCAGTAAACAATCAGTTATCTAAAAATAAAATTAAAATAGATCAGGATTGTAATATGCTAATAAAAGATTTTGAGCAAGTAGTAAACAAAGAACATACTAGAGATATAGATAAAAGCAATCCAAACCTCACGCATTGTAGTGATGCGTTTGGCTACCTTTGCAATTGGCTTTATCCAATTAATAAACCAGTAATAGGAGTACAAGATAGATGATACCAAATATGGCTGAACTGTCTGTTATGATAAGCAAGTTCGATTATAAACAGAAAGTTAAAAATCAATGGAAACAATCAAGATATGAGGCACTAGATTATTATAATGGTGTTACCAATGAATATACATCACAATACTTTAGTGATTCTACAATATCTAAAGTTGTAATGGGTAACATTAATATAACAAAAAGAATTATTGATAGAATATCATTGGTATATATGCAGTCCCCGATCAGGAAATACACTAGAGAAGATGTTACTGATTTGTTTATTGATAAAGATTTAAAATTACAAAGATTAGAACGTATGACTAACTTGCTTGATGCTGTACTACTAAAACCTTGTTGGAGAATAAAAGATGATAATACTGGCTGTATAGAGTATGATATTATTACTGACTATGAACCTATGTTTGATGAAGACCCTTTAAAACCAACAGCAATAGTTTATCCAATAACATCTAGAGCAAGTGTTATGGACACTACACCAGATATGTGGGTTTACTGGGATAAAGACCATACATTTTCATTTGATGAAACTGGAACTAAATATACAGCAGATGACAATCCTGATATGATTAATCCATATGGTGTTCTACCATTTATTGAATGTTTTAGAGAAGGTAAACCAGAATTTAGTTATCTTGATACTAATGCAAGTTTTGATTTAGTTTCTACTAATCTTGGAATTAATGTAGCAGAAACAAACAAGAATGCTAATGTTATGTTTCAATCATTTGGCTATCTGTTTATTAATGGTAATATTGATAGTGATGATTTACAAGTTGGACAAGATAAGATAAACTTTTTAGGGGTAGATGGTACAATGAATATTGTTTCTCCTCCAAATGCTATACCAGCACTAGATGAATCTATACAATCTTCATATAAGATGCTGAGTCAAAATTACCATTTACCCACATCTTTTGTTGAAGGTACGACAGCAGCAAGTGGTGTGGCCCTTCGTCTTAGAAACCAAGAATTACAAGATGACAGAAAATCTGATATTATTAGATGGAGAGATTTAGAGTACAAGATATTTGATTTAGAAAGATTGATTATTGCAGTTGAATTAGGACAAGATGCTGGTGATTTAGAAGATGTTGATTTTAGTGAATCAGTAGAAGTGTTATCAGATAAAGAACAACGTGAGAAGTGGGATTGGGAACTATCACACAATTTAATTGACTTAGCAGATATTATGATGCAAAAGAATCCTGATCTAACTAGAGAAGAAGCAGAAGATTATTTATTTGATAGACAAGCTGTTGAGATGAAAGATGCAGATGAAGAAGAAACACCAGCAAATACATTATTACAAGCATTAGCTAAACCAGTAGAGTAATGGCTGAGTATCAAGGGAAAAAAGTAACACTAGATAAACCTAGTAGAATTACTAAAGGTGAAGCTGGATATGGTAGAAAGAAATTTAAAGTATATGTAAGATCAGGTGACAAAGTAAAAAAAGTTATGTTTGGTGACCCTAATCTATCTATAAAAAGACAAAGCGATACTAAACGCAAATCATTTAGAGCAAGGCACAAATGTTCTACTGCTAAAGATAAGACAAAAGCAAGATACTGGTCTTGTAAGATGTGGGAAAAGAAAAAGAAAGTATCTGATATAGTTTAATGGCTAATCAGGCAAATATAGATGCAACAGCTGATTTAATTGCTGATTTAGTTGAAAAAGCTACACAAGAATTAATACAAGATTTATATAGATTAGGAATTAATGTTGACAATGTACCATCATTTGTAAATGCATTACTTGATTTGGATTTAGAAGGAACATTAAAAGCAAAGCTAACTAATGCTACATCTGCATATGCTAATGCACATAGAAATGTATTAGAAACAACACAACAATTTGCAGCAGTAGGGCCTGATACACTAACATCTTATGTTGCACTTAATGAACAAGTATTTGATAATGCTATTACAAATAATATTGCATCACATATAAGAAATGAAGTTGTTAAAGGTATACAAGTAGGCTTAACACCTGATCAAATATTGCAAAGTGTTACTAGTGCATCAATATCATCAGCACAAATGAGAACATTGGTTACATCAACATTAAATACATATTCAAGAACAATAATTAGCAGTATGATGAATGAAGCACCAAAAGATACAAAGTATTGGTATGTAGGCCCAGCAGATGGTAAAACTAGAGATAAATGTTTATTGCAGATTGAATCAGGTGAATTAACTAGAGATGAGATAATAAGTCAATTTGGTAATAAAGTATTAAGTGAAGGTGGTGGTTTTAATTGTAGACATCAATGGGAAAGAACATCAAAACGTGGTACAGAATTTTATCAGCCTGATCAGGCTAGTAAAATAACTAAAGATAAAAATATAGATTATGATAAAAAGCTATTTGAGGATTAAAGATGTTAGATAAAAAAGATTTTGCAGATATAGCACCAGAAGTTAGAGATGAATATAGAAGTCACGTATTTGTTAAGGGTAAAGATGTTAATGATAAATCATTTCCTAAATATAAAAATAAAAAATATGAACAATTAAAATCAGCTGGTGCATTACCAAGACAACAAGGTAGTGTTAGTGCAGCATTAACAGCACCAGTTGTATCAACAGATTTATTAAGAGATTTTAATAAGTATGATTTTAAAGCAAGAAACAATGGATTTAGTATTGGATTTATTAAATCAGGCAAAATTGTAGAAAGTTTGGTTAAACGTGGTAGATTGCTTACAACTAAAGAAAAAGCATTACCAAATGGTGTTGCTAAATTTTTAGATCAGGAAATAAAAAAAGCAATAGATAGAAAGCTAGGTGGCGACACTACTACAATACATAAGATAAAAAAATAAATCTTTTATATAAATTAAAACAAATTATATTACTTATAAGATTTTTCAACAAATATCCACTAAAGGAGTAAAAATGTCAGAAGAAAAAACAGAAGTTCAAACGACCAGTAATGACAATACTGCAAAAAATCCTAGCACAGAAGCTGGAAATAAAAATGTACCATATGATAGATTTCAAGAAGTTGTTTCCAGTAAGAATGAAATGGCTACACAAATTGGAAAGCTACAAGCACAATTAGACAAAATGAATGCTGATAGTAAAACAAAAGCTGAAGCTAAAATGATTGAAGATGGAAAGCTCAAAGAAGCATTGGATCTGGTAACTAAGGAAAGAGAAACATTTAAACAACAAGCTGACCAATGGTCACAATTTCAAGCTGATAAACGTGAATCTTTAATGTCTAAGTTGACCAATGATGATGATAAATCTATTGCAGAAGGTTTGAACGATTTGAATAAATTAGAAACTTATGTAAACAGAGTAGTGAATGTTAATGCACCATCTACATCACAAGCTAGGGCCACAACTGGTAAAGCTGGTGATATGGGAGGTTATTCATCTTGGGAAGAATTTGCTATGAAAGACCCTAAAGGTGCAGAAAAAGCAATAGCAGAAACCACTACTGGTTTTATAAAATAATTAAACGTACTCAAAATGAAGGCTAACAAGCAGTTGAAAGAGTACAAAATCTTTTAGGAGAAGATAA